GGTCGTTGGTCAGTTGAGAAGTTCAAAGGTCTACTCTTCCAAATCGAGCGTGATGCTAACGCTATTGCACAGCAAACTCGTAGAGGAAAGGGTAATGTTATCATGTGTTCTGCTGACGTTGCTTCTGCTCTAAGCATGGCTGGTGTACTTGATTACACCCCTGCTCTAAATGCAAACCTCAACGTTGATGATACTGGTAATACCTTTGCTGGCGTACTACTCGGCAAGTTCCGCGTATACATCGATCCTTATGCTGCTAACGTAAGCAGCAACCAATACTATGTTGTTGGTTATAAGGGTTCTTCTCCTTATGATGCTGGACTATTCTATTGTCCTTATGTTCCTCTCCAAATGGTACGTGCCGTTGGTGAGAACAGCTTCCAGCCTAAAATTGGATTCAAGACTCGTTATGGTCTTGTTGCAAATCCATTCGCTGAAGGTGCTACTCAGGGTCTTGGTGCTATCAAGGCATCCAGCAACGTGTACTACAGAAGAGTACAAGTCAAGAACCTTATGTGATCCAATTCACATAAATCTTCAAGAGACCCCAAAAGGGTCTCTTTTTTTGTCTAAATATTTAAAAAAGATATGGCAACTGGATTTAAAGGGCAAATAGAAAATAGAAATTTTTTATCTTCTATTGGGTTTAGATTTACTTTAAATAGAGCACCGAAAGTTGCGTTTTTTGCGAATACAGCAAATATTCCGGCAATAACTTTAGGAGTTGCAATGCAACCAAATTATACAACTGATATTCCAATTCCTGGTGATAAAATGGATTTTGAAGATTTTACTCTTCGTTTTCTTGTTGATGAAAATCTTGAAAATTATATGGAAATTCAAAATTGGATGAGAGGTCTTGGTTTCCCAGAAAGTCTTCAGCAAATATATGAATGGCAAAATAATAGAGAAGTTTTTGAGCAACCATATAAATCTGATATGAATTTATATTCTGATGGAACTTTATTAGTTTTAAACAGTAATCAAAATTTTAATTTTAATGTTGTTTTTCGTTCAATGTTTCCTTACCAATTGAGCACTTTACAATTCGATGCCACTAATCCGGATAATGAATATTTCACAGCAGATGTGTCTTTTAAGTATATGATGTATAATATAGTAGACAGAACAGGAAATCCATTAAATCCAACGAAATAATTTATGATAGACCTTGAAAAAATTCAAACCATGTGGGAACAAGATTCCAAAATTGACATAGATAATCTTCACACAGAATCTTTAAATATTCCAGTATTACATGCAAAGTATTTTGATATGTACAATAATATTGTACTCTTAAAAAAGAACGCAGAGCAAAAGAAAAGAAACATAAGACATCAAAAATACGAATACTATACAGGAAAGGCAGATCCAGATGTCTATATTGAAAATCCTTTTCCCAAGAAAATAAGAGACAAAGATACTCTTCAAAAATATATGGATGCTGACCAAAGTTTATCTCAAGCATCTTTAAAAGTAGAATATTATGATGTACTTTTAGCATATCTTCAAGACATTTTGAAGATGATTCATAATAGAACTTATCAAATTAAAAACGCAATTGAATATCAAAGATTTGCAAGCGGTTTGGGATAAGAGATAAATACTCGTAGATATATTATAATTCTATGAGTGACGTAATAATACACAAAAAGAATGAGGTTTACGTTAAGTTAGAATGTGAACCTCATATTTTGTATGAATTAGCACCATATTTTACCTTTAGTGTAGACTCAGCAAAATTCATGCCCCAATACCGCAAAGGAAGAGGGTGGGACGGAGAAATAAGATTGTTGAGTACAGCAACTGGAGAAATTTATGCTGGACTTTTGGATAGAGTTATTGCAAAAATAAAAAATCATGGATATTCATATGAGTTCCGTGATAATAAGTATTATGGATTGCCTTTTGAAGTTAATGATGAAATAACTGAAGAAGGTGTAAAAGGATATATGAAATATATCTGCACCAAACATGATCCATATGATTATCAAATTAATACTGTTTATGAATGTCTAAGATATAATAGAAAAACTGTTATATCTGCAACTTCATCTGGAAAATCATACATGATTTATTCACTTATAAGATATTATGTAAATAAGAAGATGAAGTGCTTAGTTGTATTTCCAACAACTGGATTGATTCATCAAATGTTTAAAGATTGGATAGATTATGGATGGACACCAGAAAATTATTGCCACATGATCTATTCTGGGCAAGAAAAAAATACAGATATGCCAGTCACTCTTTCCACTTGGCAAAGTATTCATAAATTAGATAAGTCATTCTTTGAAGATTATGACTGCGTAATTGTTGACGAATGCCACGGATGTAAGTCCAAGTCACTCATAGATATTATGAAAAAATCTCATAATGCTAAGTATCGTTTTGGATTTACTGGGACATTATCTAATGGTGGCAAAGATTCTCAAACTCACGAATGGGTGATTTCTGGGTTATTTGGGCCTCCATACAAAGCAGTAGGGACTAAAGAACTCATTGATAAAGGAAGAGCATCTAAATTAGATATTCATTGTCTGGTACTAAAACATAATCCGCAAAAATTTGAGAAATATGAAGATGAAATTCAATTTATTATAAACAATCAAAAAAGAAATAATCTCATAAAAAATGTGGCATTAGATTTAAAAGGAAATACTTTAGTTTTATTTTCTCGGGTAGAAACACATGGTTTACCTTTGTATGAACTCATAAATAATGCAAGTGACAATAAACGTAAAGTATTTTTTGTTCATGGTGGAGTAGATGTTCAGGAAAGAGAACAAGTAAGGGAAATTACTGAAAGAGAAAATAATGCAATTATTGTTGCTTCTTATGGAGTCTTTAGTACTGGAATTTCAATCAATAATTTACACAATGTAATATTTGCTTCTCCAAGTAAATCCAGAATTCGTAATCTTCAATCTATTGGTAGAGTATTAAGAAAAGGAAGCAACAAAGATAAAGCAACACTTTATGATATTTCTGATGATTGCACTTATGGATCAAGAAAAAATTACACATTAAATCATTTTATAGAAAGAGTTAAGATATACACAGAAGAAGATTTTAATTATGAAATTATACCAATTAATTTAAAGTAAATATGGAAGAAGATTTTTATGCTTCAATCAAATTAAAAACAGGTGAAGAAATATTCGCAAGAGTTCTTCCTTGCGATGAAAACAATAAAATTAGTTTGATTCTTACTAATCCTATTATTGTTGAAAATTATAAGGGTCGTGGTGGAATACAAGGATATAAGATAGAACCTTGGTTAAAAACTACAACTGAAGATATGTTTATGATAAAAATGGAGGATATTATAACAATAACTGAAAATACAGATATGGAAATGATTTTCTTACATGAATCTTATGTGAGAAAAGTTAGTGGATTGAAAAATAATAAATCTCCATTATCTCGTGAAATGGGATACATATCAAATGTAAATGAAGCTAAGAAACTATTAGAAAAAATCTATAAAGAACTATGATATATCCCTTCGGGATAGTTTCCTTCGGAAACAGTTCCTTTAGTATATCTAATATTATCTAAGCCTATAACCTGTCTTCAACGGGAACAAACCTATTCTACTCGTATTCGTAGAGGTCTGTCAAGTGTTGTTTAATATCGGATAAAATGTTATAATATCTACATATTAAATCAGAAACACTTATGATTTCAACCACAGTAATGACAAAAAGAAAAAGATCAGTTCATTATGTGAACAACAAAGAATTCTTGGCAGCACTTGTAGAGTATAGAAGACAAGTTAGAAATGCAGCAGAAAAAGAAATACCCGGAATTTCCGACGAGCAATTGAAGAATTGGTCAAGTCCGAATAAACCACCTATTCCCAATTATATTGGTGAATGTATTCTTAAAATTGCCACTCACTTATCCTTTAAACCTAATTTTGTAAATTACATGTTTAAAGATGATATGATTTCTGATGGTATTGAAAATTGTATTCAATATCTTCATAATTTTGATCCAGAAAAATCGCAAAACCCGTTTGCTTATTTTACTCAAATTATTCACTACGCATTTATTCGTAGAATAGGTAAAGAAAAGAAGCAATTAGAAATTAAAAATAAAATTCTCGAAAGAACCGGATTCGATGAGGTGTTTACCGATGACTCTGGTATTGACGGGGGAAATTATTCAGATTATAACAGTATTAAAGAAAGTGTTC